ATAGCATTTCGCTGATGACGCGGCTGATCGAGAGCAGCCCGATCATCGTGCTTGTGTGCTTCGCCTTCATCGGCCTGATGTTGCGTCTCTACATGCGCGCGGAGCAGCGGATCGAAGAGAAGGATCGGATGATCATCGAGCTGCAGCGCGAGACGTTGGAGGCGCTGCATCAGGTGCGCGATGCTGTCCGCGATCTGTCTGGGGCGCTTCGGTCAACACGCTGATGAAGATCGCCGCTTCCATCGTCAAGGACCTGAGCACAATCCTGCAAGAGGAGGTGCGCGCAGGCGAGATCGCTGTCACGCGCGCCATCAAAGCCGAGACCGAGCGGCTCAAGACCGAGCTGCGCCAGCAGGTGACGGCAGCGTTCGGCGAACGCAGCCGAGGCATCGCCAACGCTTGGCGCTCGCGCGTGTTCCCGCAAACGGGCGAGAGCCTGCGCGCGGCTGGCATCGTCTGGACCAAGGTGCCGAACATCGTCGATGCATTCGAGCGTGGCGTAACAATCCGCGCGCGGAATGGCAAGTATCTCGCGATCCCTACCGGTTTCAACCGGCAAGGCGGACGGCGTGGTGCCAGGCCGCGTGTCACTCCTCAGCAGATGGTCGATAGCAAGCAAGCATTCGTGCGGCCGTTCAAGAACGGGCGCGGGCTTGTCTGGTGCCTGCCCGTGCGGCAAGGCGAGCGCGTTGGCCGCAGGCGTGCGCCGTTGATCGCTGGTGGTATCGCTGCGGTGGCGACGGGTCGACGCAAGGGCGCGGCGGCATGGCAACAGTCCCTGCTTGCGCAGGGCTTCGTTCCGATGTTTTTATTGCTGCCGGAGGTGCGGCTGAACAAGCGGTTGGACGTGCGCAAAGCGGCCAACGAAGCGCTGGCGCGCCTACCATCGACAATCACGCGAGAGTGGAGAACGGAGGAGCGTAATGGACAGTGAACGACAGAAGATACCGATGTGGGTGTGGCTCATGGTGTTTTGCTGGTGGGGCTTTCTCATGATTCTGTCCTCTATAGCCCTATTGGGTCAGTTGGCGCGACTGTGGGTGCGACTGTGAGCACCCGCGAAGCGGCGATCGTGCGAGAGTGGAAGACGGAGGAGCGGCATGGACAGTGACGGGCGGATGTCGCCTGGCCGCTGCATCGCTGTTGGGCTGGTGCTTGCGGTCACGAGTTGGACCATCGTTATCGTGGCGGCAATGATCGTGTTGCATCTGGTGCGGCAGTGAGCACACGGGAAGCGGCGATCGCCGCGCTGCATACCGCTCTGTCGACCGCTCTTGCCGCGCGCTCACCAGCGCCGCAGGTGCTGCGCAACGAAACCGTGCCGCAGCGCATCACGGCCGGTGGCTTGGTCGTGGTCCAGGACGGCGAGACGGTCGAGGAAACCGCGATCCTCTCGCCGCTGCGCTGGCAGGTGCGACATGTGGCCGAGGTCGTGGTCGCGGCGCCCGGCTCCACACCAGAAGATCGAGCCCAGCTGCTCGATGAGCTGCTGGTGGAAATCGCTGACGCGATCGCCGCCGACCGCACGCTCGGCGGCGCGATCGAATGGGCGCAGCCCGAGAGCCCCTCCTTCGACGACGTTGACTTCGACGGCGCCGCAGCCGTGCGCGCCGCGTCCGTGCCGGTCTCGCTCTGGTTCACCACTAGCGAGACACCGCTTTCCTGATCTTTGGAGGTCCACATGGCCCGTGCAATCGGTGCGAACAGCAAGATCCACATGGCGGTCGAGGCCGTCTACGGCACGCCACCGGGCGGCAACTGGCGGCTGATGCCGATCCTTTCGTTCGACCTGGGCGCTGAGCAGCCCTTCATCGACGCGGACGTGATCGGCCTCGCAACCAACCGCGACGTCGCCCCGCCGTTCCGCGACATCGTCACCGTGCAGGGGCGGGCGGAGGTGCCGGTTGATCTTGAGTTCATCGGCGACTGGCTGCGGCTGCTGCTCGGACCACCGACCACCACAGGCAGCGCGCCCGACTTCCAGCACGTCTTCGTCTCCGGCGCCTCTTCGCTGCCGTCGAACAGCATTGAGCAAGCCATGCCGGATGTGCCGAACTACGCTGTCTCGTCGGGCGTGCGTGCGGACACGTTCCAGATCGACTTCTCGCCGTCCGGCGCCGCGACCGCCACCGTCACCTTGATCGCGCAAGGCTCCACCCGCTCGAACACGTCGTCGGCCGGCACCCCGACCACGCGGGACTACACCGCCTTCAACAAGGCGCAGGGCATCATCCGTCGCAACAACAACGCGCTCGCGCAGATCACCGGCGGTCAGCTCAACTTCTCGAACGGCATCGAGATCGTCCGCACGATCCGCGACGACTTCAAGATCGAGGGCGCAGACCCTGGGCTCTCGCGTGCGACCGGGCAGGTGACAAGCCGCTTCGCTGACACCACGCTGCTGAATGATGCGGTCAACAACACTGCGATTGCCCTTGAGTTCGAGTACCGCATCAGCGCCACGCGTCGTCTCACCATCACGCTGCATGAGACCTATCTCTCGCTTGCCAAGACGCCGATCCAGGGGCCGCAGGGAATCGAAGCCAGCTTCGACTTCCGCTGCGCCTTCGATTCTGGCGTCGGCCGCATGATGACCGTGACGCTGCGCAACGGCGTTGCGAGCTACGCCTGATGTTCAGACTCGCGCAGAAGGAGCGGTGGGTTGAACTGCCGCATGGCGTGCGGCTGCGCGTTGCGCCGATCACCACGATCATGGTCGCGGCGGCGCAGGCGGCGGCACGGAGACGCGTGCTCGAACTGCTCGGCAAGGAAGAGCTGCCAGAGCAGGAAAACCTGCGACGCGGCGTGGCGCTCATGCTCACCATCCAGGCGCTCGGACGCGAGTGCATCCGCGCCTGGGAGAACGTAGTGGATGAGGAGGACGCAGCGGTTCCCATCACGCCGGAGGCGATTGAGGTCCTCTTGAGTCATGAGGAGATGGCCTTCGCCTTCTTCGAGTCCGTCATGAATCCGTTGCAGGCGGTGCAGGCCGAGGGAAACGCCTCAAGGCCCGCGCCGCATGGCACTGCGGCGGCGGGCCGGAATACTGCCGAGGTTGCACCAGTCTCGAACGCGAGTGCGGCCTGAGCTGTCCCTACGTTGAGCACGCTCCGGAAACGGTCGATGGGACAGCGTGCTGGCGCGCAGCGTTCGCGTGCCTGGCATCGGACATGACAGGGATGAGGATCGACATGGCCGCCGCCTTGGCGGTCGCGCAGGCGCTCGGTGCCTCGCCTGAAGTGACGGGCGAGTTGCTGGTCGCGATCGCGGATGGAATGGCGGAAGCGCAGGTGAAACAAGCGAAGGAGCGGCGCGATGATAGGTGACGCGGTGCGTCGCTTCCTGCTGCGCTTGTCGGTTGAAGGCGCGCAGCAGGCGAAAGCCGAGATCAATCAGCTTGGCGAGCAGGGCGATCGCGCGTTTCAGCGCATCACTTCAGGCGCGCAAGGTGCCAGCCGCGCGTTGTCGCTGCTCGGGCCGGTGCTCAGTGGGTTGTCTGCCGGCGCGCTGGTCGCGTTCACAAAGCGCGCGATTGATGCCGTTGGCGGTCTTGGCGAGCTGGCCGATCAAGCCGGCGTTAGCACCGATGCGTTGCAGGCGTTCCAGTTCGCGGCGAGGCAGACTGGCGTTTCGTCGGAGCAGATGCAGCGCGGCCTTGAGGTGCTCACACGCCGCATTGGCGATGCTGCAGCCGGACAAGGCGATGCCACGAAAGAGTTTCAGCGGTTCGGCATCGCTGTTGTTGACTCGGCTGGCAGGCTGCGCGCGACGGAAGCCGTTCTGGCCGACGTGGCCGATGCGATAGCGGCGACCAAAGACCCGCTTGAACGCGCGGCTATCGCAACGGCTGCGTTCGGCGATCGGTTCGGCCAGAAGTTCATTCCGATTTTGTCGCAAGGCCGCGCGGGCCTGCAAGAGTTTATCGAGCAGGCGATCGCATATGGCGCGGTCATCGATGCCAATCTGATTGCGCAGGCGGACGAGGCCTCTGACAAGATCGCCGCGCTCGGCGAGGCATTCAAAAGCTTGGGCCGGACGGTGGCGGCGGAAGCCGCGCCTGCGTTGATTGCGGTTGCCAACGCCCTTGAGCGCATCATCAAAGGACCGAGTCTGAGCGATCAGCGTGCGTTCTGGGCAAGCGAGATTGAACGCCTTCAAAGCGCGATTCGCGAGCAGGAAGACCGTGTCGCCAACGCCCGCACGCGTGCCGATACGGAACAATTTGGCAGCACACTAAACAGTCTGCAGCGGCAACTGGACCAAGCACAACGCGAGCTAGCGCGGGTCGAGCAGCAGCAGCAGGCTGCGCAAGAGCGCGCCGAGCGCATACTCAATCCGGATCGTTCGATGGCCGGGCGGCCACGGCCGTTGCCATCAGGCCCGAGTCCCGAGGAGGCCCGCCTAGAAGCGCTGCGCCGTCAGCTTGATTTGCTGATGATCGGCAACGATCGCGCGCGGTTCATCAAAAAGCGCGCG